GCAAACTCGTTCCAGGGCTCAACAGCCCCAAAACTCCCTAGAAGGGAGTTGTCCACCGCAGTTTGATGCCGACGACTGCGGGACGTCCCTGACGTTCCAGGTGTTGTTCGTCTTCAAACGGTTGGTTGCCGTCCTTCGACAAACACTTACGAAGGGCACCCATCCACGAAATCGGAGATTCCGGGATGACAGATCGGACTACATAAGCCTTTACCAAGGGCCGATGCAGTTCAGGACACATTCTCTGAGTTTCATAACCCAGAAAGGAGTGCCTACCCAACGCAGGTGACTCAACCGATACGGTCGGAAAATGGGGAAGAATCTTTCCTATGTACCGATCTACCTCACTTGCTGCACGCCACATACCTCGAAAGTACAAGAGGTTGCGGAACGCAACGAGAGAGATCACCTCAGGACCATCAGCACGTGAAGAAGGCAAAGGTCTACGAAGACGTACAGGAGTAACATCCTGGCCATCATAGTAGTCGCCTCCACAAGACTCCCGGAACTTGCCGTTCCAGTATGACTTGTTGACATTAACCTTGAAACCAAAAAGGCTCAAGGCGTCAATCACGTGACGCACATAGTCTACGGGGACAATGATATCATCTCCGTAAACGCGTACCTGACCTCGCAGCTTAAGAATATCGCTGCGAGTAACGGGTCTGCCAAGCGCATTCTGTATCCCTAAGAAAATGGTCGTTAAAAAGACCATAGATTCCATCGGAAAGCAGAGCGCAGAGCCCATAGACGCGAACTTGGACAAGGGAATTATCCCGAATCCAGGCACATGTGCCTTCGTTGATCTCGTCACTTGGGTCGCCTCCAAAAGATGAGGAAACCTAGATAGGAGATTAACTACATGCACATTCGAAACTCTATCGGATGCCTCACTCAGATCGAGCGTGGCAAGATGACCAGTTTCAGAACCCAACCGCGCGAGATGCCGGTTTGGTTCTTGGTCGGTAAAACCGATAAATCCATAGCAAAGATTCTCTCTAGTGTTACCAGGGAGAACCCTACTTTGGAGACTCTCGACCAGTGGTGTCAAGATGGCCTGCTGCATATACTGCATGCAGGTTGGCTCGACAGCAATGATCCGAGGAGTTTTGAGCGTTTTAGGTACGGAAATGACCTTTACGGGTCTTTCCGCATCAGGCTCCAAGAAGTTCACACGGGCCTGCTGGTGGTTGTAATACCCCCAGCGAGGGAGAACGTGTTCCGAGAACGGAAACACCCTCTCTAACCTCAGAGGCCATTCTCGCTGATCGTACTTCGCGTTTCCACGCAGTCGATCGGCGGTGGCTCCTGGGCCGTGCCTGGGACGTAAGTCACCGCTAGACAGTAATCTGTCAACGGCGGAACATGCGTCGCTGAATAGGAGAACAGATATCCGACGGAACTCCATAAGAGTATCCGATGGAATACTTTCATCTGCCTCTTGAACTTCTTCTTCACATCGAACGTATCCCTCCATCGCGGCTCGCTCGCGTTCTTCCGAACACGGAACGAGCATCTTGCCGCAAAGCATTGTTAGCTGCCTTACAGCGAAGATGCAATCAATAGAGGGATCATCGAGTAACAGACCAGATTCACGGTCGAACACTTGATTCAGGAAACCTCCCAAGAAAAGCGGGAGGGGCCCTTGTCTCCGTTGGAAACCAACGAAGGCACTGGAATCAACGTAGCCCTGCTCAAGACATTTTTCAAAGTCTTTAGCAAAAGCGGGCAAAGTGATTGTCAAAAATGACAATCCCTCGTGTTCGACACGACTCTTGACCCTTTTGAAGTCAAGAGTGGCACTGGTGCAGCACCACATTGCCAGATCATCGGCAATGCACTTCCAGAGATTCTCGAGTCTTTGCATTGGTCCTCCAAAGGTACCAATACTCGGCTACGGGAAACCCCCTCTATAGACGCTCGTACTTCATTGGACGAGCGAGACAGTCCGTGACTAACCCATTTAGGTTAGTTTTCTCCACCCAAAAGCTGGGTGGCACGGGCTCCGGTGGACGCTGTAAGATACGCAGTAAGCGCATCTACGATCTGCTTCTGTTCCGCCACGGTATAACCCGTGGGAGGCACGTCGACGACCAAATAGGCCGCCATCGTGAACTTGGCGTTAACGCCCGAAAGAAACGGATCGGTAGCGATCTTGGAGTGATCAAGTCGGATGACACGGCGAGTCCTCGACCCATAAGAATGGGAAACCGAGAGCTTGACCGTGGTGTCGTCCTTTTGGAAGGCACCAGAGTTCGACCCAGAAGAAATCCTGGGAAGAGTCTGAGCAACCGAGTTGATAGTCACTGTCTGGGGGTCGGCAAATGCCATTGTAGCATCTCTTTCAGTTGAGGGCTGGTAAAGCCCACTTGGATGATACCGCAAGGATTATCCTCGCAGCTGATTAGCTACTTTAGTGTCTGGAAAGACCCAAAGCAACTAGAATGGCAGTCTGAGCGTTTGTTAATGCGCTCAGATTGACACCGAATCCGAAAGGTGTTGCAGGTCGCCTCATGAGGCGGGTTTGAGTGACTTTCGTCATCGCACCTCCATTAGTGTAGATAGTCCGCTCATTTACGGACTTCGACATAATGTAACCATATTGCATCACCAGGCCGTCTCTTCCCAATGCAGAGATATTATGTAACACATCTCCTGTATTGGAAAACCAATCGACGGCCCATGTCCAGGGACTGATATTCCAAACGACTTCCGGGGTAATCTCCAAGCCAAGCAAATGCCTGGCATCGGAGCCCCATCGTCTGAATTTATCAATCTGAGAATCGCCGACAGGTAGATGATACCTAAAGGCACCCTCAAACCACTGTTCATCTGTGGTCTGATTGATAATAGTCCCACTGGTACTAAGACCATTACTATTGGACGGAGCATATAAAATTCCGCCTCCAGTATATGACTTTGTTGTCACGGTCTTAGGAAAACTATAGCCAGTTCTGGTCTTCTTTGCGCTACCAGCATGGTAGTCACGAAGAATCTGGTCGCTGTTGTTAACAGCATGCGCGAAGTTTTGAATGTCGCGCACCAGTGGTTTCCATCCAAACTCAACGTTAAGATATTCGCTACCCGCAGAGCGGGCAACTTTTGTCTTATTACGCCAAGTTTGAATACCAACCAAACTGGGTGCCCCTTCACGTGCTTCACCTATAAAGGTGGCTGCACTGAAGGCTGGGTTCGTTGGCTCGCATCTTGCGATAGCCGTCGTTCCCGCCGCATCGAGACTTGCGTCCGATGGTTTACTAGACAACACGCCGCTAGGCATGTTCGGCTGATTCGAGTTGGGCACAACTTGTCCACGCACAAGACTAGAATTAACAGTCTTAGGTGTGAACTCGTATTCCGTCTTTTCAAGAAGGAATGGCCCACCTTGGTCTCCTTGCCCTGTAATGGGCATTTTGTGTGAAACAGAGACCATGGACCCTGTCGCAACAAACTGCGTGCGATAGTTAGTCCACGAAGCAAAGATACTATCTCGTTTCGTACCCTGGAAGTCTCCAACCAGAGTACTCCACGATTTAGTAGGCACAGCTATAGTCCTCTCATGTTCGGATTCTTTGATACAACACCATTGTTGCACCAGTGTAAGGTGGCGAGTCCAAAAAGG